CTAAGGGCTAATATCCCCCCGGGGGTATCCGAGATTCGTCTAGGAGGCGTTGTGGACCTGCCTGAGGGTTTCTATTGGCCTTCCCGGACTCGTGAATGGTGGGCTGTCTGGGTTGCTTCTCCGGTCACTGAGTCGTGGACTCCGCTGCAGTGGGAGTACTTGCTTGATACGGCTGTTGTGCATGCTGCCGTGTGGGGTGGTGGTGATGCCGGTCCCGACTTGAAGCAGATGGGCGAGCTTCGCCAGCGCATTGAGCGTCTCGGCGGTCTGACGCCTGCCGTCCCTGATCAGAAGCAGGCCCCTGTGGAGTCGGGGCGGAAGAGGTCTCCTCTCGATGAACTTGCCAGTCGCCGGAGTCGGCTCGCAGGAGCCTAGGTTTTGCAACGCGCCGCGTGGCGCGATGCGTCATGCCGATGATGCGGCGTTTCTCGCTTCCGGGTATGGCCTTGAGCCTGACGATTGGCAGCGGCTCACTCTCCGGGCCTGGCTTTCCGAGACTGCAGGCAAGTGGTCGTCTGGGCGTTGCGGCTTGGCCGTCCCTCGCCAGAACGGTAAGAATGCTGTTCTGGAGATGGTCGAGCTGTACAAGATGGTTGTCCTTGGACGCAAGATTCTGCACACGGCGCACGAGGTCAAGACGGCCCGCAAAGCTTTTTTGCGGCTCAAAGGTTTCTTTGAGAATGAGCGGATGTGGCCTGAGCTGGCTGCTATGAAGCGCGAGATTCGTCAGACGAACGGCCAGGAGGCCATTGTCCTGCATAGTCAGCGTTGCGGTGCGCTCGCCGGCGGGTCGTGCGACTGCCCTGGTGGTGGCTCGTGCGAGTTCGTTGCTCGGTCTCGTGGGTCCGGTCGCGGTTTCACGGTCGATGACCTGGTGTGCGACGAGGCGCAGGAACTCACGGATGAGCAGCTTGAGGCGCTCCTGCCGACTATTTCGTCGGCGCCGTCGGGGAACCCGCAGCAGATTTACACGGGGACGCCCCCGCCGCCTGGGTCGTTTGGTACCGTGTTCCGCCGTATGCGTGACGTTGGGATTTCCGGTAAGGACAAGCGTCTCGCGTGGGTTGAGTGGTCCGTCGCCGAGGTGGGGAATATTCGTGATCGTGCCCGCTGGGCGGCGACGAACCCGGCGCTCGGCTTGCGGCTCCAGTCCTCCGTGATTGAGGATGAGGTCGAGCAGATGACTGTCGAGGGGTTCGCTCGCGAGCGCCTTGGTTGGTGGGTCGCTGTCGGGCTTTCTGCTCCGACTATTGAGGCGGCACGCTGGCAGGAACTCGCTGTCCCTTCGATGCCGGCGGATGCTCCCCGCGCGTTTGGGGTGAAGTTCAGCCCAAACGGGGATCGTGTCGCTGTCGCCGTCGCGTCGCCGCATGAAGATGAGGTCACTGTCGAGGTCATCCTTGCGCAGGAGGCCGGGGCTGGCCTTGGGGAAATCGAGAAGGCTCTGGCGCGCAACGTACGAACGGGAATCGGCGTCGCGATCGACGGCCGAGCCGGTAGCGCGATGCTGGCAGCCGATCTGGGCCGCCTCGGCGTCCGCGACAAGAAGATCACGGTGCTGAACACTTCGCAGGCGATCGAGGCGCACGCGAAGTTCCTCGACATGACCCGGGCCGGCACGGTCCATCACACCGACCAGCCCGGCCTGACTGCCTCTGTGGCGTCCTCGACGAAGCGTCCCATTGGGCGTGATGGAGGGTGGGGGTGGGCTCCACTCGGGGAATCCGGAGACAGCCTCCCGCTGGAGGCGGCAACACTAGCGGCCTGGCTGGCTGCGACGAACATCAAGACGACGAACCCGGCTTCCAAGGGTGGCGGGTGGAGGGTGGTGACGCTGTGATCCCGATCATCAACGGTCTGACGGTGGATGAGCAGCGTATGGCGTCCCGACTGGACGAGCAGCTCGCTGCGAAGCGTCCGAGGAACCGTTTGCGGGCCGATTTTATGGACTGCAAGCACCTGTTGACGCGCCTTCCTCCGACGATCCCGCCCTACCTGCAGAACGTCGGGATGGTGCTCGGGTGGCCGTCGAAGGCTGTAGAGTCGCTGGCGCGCCGCACGGTCCTGACCGGGTTTTCCGGCGCTGACATCGCGCAGGACGTCATCAGCGAGAACGACTACGTTTTCGAGGCGCGCGCCGCGCACCTGTCGTCGTTGGAGACTGGGGTGTCTTGGCTGGTTGCGTCCCGCGGCCTCGACGGCGAGCCGTCTGGGATGATCACCCATCAGTCCGGGCTTGATGGGACGGGCGACTGGGACCGCCGCACTCGGCGTCTGACGTCGTTCTTGTCTGTGCTTGACCGTGACCAGAACGGCTCCCCCAGCGAGTTCAACCTGTACCTTCCCGGCGAGACGATTTTCGTCAAGGACGGTGAGGCTGACCGCGTCCCGAACGGACTCGGCTGGGTGCCGGTCGAACCGTTGGTGTATCGGCAGCGTGACTCGCGTCCGTTCGGGTCTTCACGTATCTCCCGGCCGATCATGTCCCTGACGCTGTCCGCCGTCCGGACGATCCTTCGCTCCGAGGGGACGGCCGATTTTTATGGGACTCCGCTGCTCGCCCTTATGGGGCCTGATCAGTCGGTGTTCAATGGGAACCCGGCGCTCAAGCTGCTCATGTCGAGCATGTTCGCTATCCCGGATAACGAGGATTCGGCTGGGTCGCCGCGTGCCGAAATCAAACAGTTCACGCAGGCGTCGCAAGAGCCGCACGTGAAGCAACTCGAAATCTGGGCGCAACTCTTCGCTGCCGAGGCGAACATTCCGGTGTCGAGCCTCGGCGTCGGGATGACGCAGGCTAACCCGACGTCTGCTGAGTCGTATTTGGCGTCCCGTGAGGACCTGATTGCTGAGGCGGAGGACGCTCAGGACGGCTGGTCGCGCCCTCACGTCCGGACGATCCAGAACGCCTGGATGCTTGCGAACGACACGGGCGATCTTCCCGACGAGCTGCGCCATCTGCGCCCGGTGTGGCGGGACGCCCGGCACACGTCGAAGGCGGCTGCAGCCGACTGGATGGTGAAGGTGGCATCCGTTATGCCGTGGATCGCTGAGACGGACGCCGCACTCGACCTGATCGGCGTCGACGACGTCACTGCGGCTCGGCTGCGCGATGAGCGGGCCAGGGCGCGCGGGGTGGACGTGCTCAAGTCTCTCGCTGCGATGAACGGGGTGGCTAGTGGCGACGCAAAGCCAACTGACGGCGGTCCGGCGGGCGCTCAACAGCCTGTCGACCCAAGCGCAGGCTGAGTTCGCCGCTGCGGTCGCGCAGGGGCTCCATCGTGAGGCTCTGCTCGCCGCCGCTGTCGACATCATCTCCCGCTACGGCGGGGCTTCGTCGGCCTTCGGTGAGTCGATGTTCGCGATGTGGGCCGATGAGCTTGGTATACCCCCAGGAGCATCGCTTCCAGCCCAGGCGGTGAATGCGCCACGCGCGTCATCGCGTCTCTCGTGGGCGCTGAACCGCGGCGTTGACCTCGGTTCAGCGCTGGGGATCGTCGACGAGCTTGTCAAACAGCCTTTCCGATCGACGATCCAGGACTCTGCCTATCGGGCGCATGCCGGCTGGGCGCGCGTCCCGACAGGAACCGAGACGTGCGCGTTCTGCATGCTGCTCGCCTCCCGCGGCGGCGTGTACCACTCCGAGCAGATCGCGCAGTTCGGGATCAACGGCAAGGGCTACCACGGCTCCTGCGACTGCGTCCCGGTCATCACTAGAGGACCCGATGACCTGCCCGCCGGCTACAACCCGGCGGGCCTCTATGACCGCTACCTCCTAGCGAGGGCGGACGCCTCCTCCGGATCGCTCACCGACGTTCTGTCGGCGTGGCGCAAGTCCGAAGGCGGCCACTGAACGCACCAACCATCCGGTTGGGGTGCGCTGACGGCCAGCGCTCACAAGACAAGCCGGTGCAACACCTGACGAGGAACGGGAAGGGAACCACATGTCGGAAGAGAACAACGAAGGCGTCCAGAACGAGGACGGCAAGCAGAGCGAGCGTAGCCCCGAGAAGGGCGAAGAGCGCACGTTCACGCAAGCCGACCTGGACCGCGTCGTGCAGGAGCGAATCCAGCGCGAGCGGGCCAAATACTCCGACTATGACGACCTCAAGAAGCGGGCTGGGGAGAAGGCGACTCTCGAGGATCGTATCGCGGCGATGGAGCAGCGGGCTGTGAAGGCCGAACTGTCCGCGCTGCGCAACGAAATCGCGTCGAACTACAAGATCGACGCCGAGGATCGTGACCTCTTCATGACCGGAGCCGACGGGGACACCCTAACCGCCCAGGCGAAGCGCCTGGCCGAACGGAGCGCCGCCAACGACCGTCGCGGCACCGCCCCGAATGAGGGGCGGCAGAAGTCCAACAACAACGCCGATGAGCGCGAGACGGTCCGTCAGCTCTTCGGCAAATCCTGACCCAGAGAAAGGACACGCACCATGGCCATTTTCGGAACCACCGATGCCAAGGTGCTCATGCCGCGCAACATCGCTGACGGCATGATCACGAACGCGCGATCGACCTCGGTCGTCGCGAAGCTCTCCGGCGCCGAGCCTCAGAAGTTCGGCGCCACCGACTACATCGTCTTCAACGACTTCCCCAAGGCGGAATTTGTTGAGGAGGGCGGGCAGAAGTCCTCGACGCGCGGCGGCTTCACCTCCGTCACGGCCCAGCCGCACAAGGCGCAGGTCACTATGCGGTTCAACGAGGAGGTCCAGTGGGCCGATGAGGACTACCAGCTCGGCGTCCTGACGACCCTGGCCGCTTCTGCCTCGACGGCGCTCTCGCGCGCCCTCGACTTCGGCCTGATCCACCGCATCAACCCCCTCACGGGGAACGTCATCTCGACGTGGTCGAACTACATCACCGCCTCCACGAAGACGGTCGAAATCGGTACTGCCGACGCCGACGCCGACTTCCGGTCGGCGGTCGGGCTGCTCATGAACAGCGCGCCGTCCGTCCAGGTCAACGGTGCCGCGTTCGACCCCAAGTTCTCGTGGTCGCTGGCGAACCTGATGCGTAAGGACGGCTCGGGCGCGACGTCCGACCAGCGCTACCCGCAGCTCGGTTTCGGCACCGACGTTACCAGCTTCATGAACGTGCCGGTCGCCCAGGGCGACACCGTCTCCGGAACTCCCGAGGCTGCCGACACGAAGGTGCGCGCCATCGTGGGCGACTTCCGCAACGGCATCCGCTGGGGTGTGCAGCGTGACCTTCCCATCGAGTTCATCCGCTACGGCGATCCCGATGGCCAGGGTGACCTCAAGGGCAAGAACCAGATTGCCCTCCGCGTCGAGGTTGTCTATGGCTGGTACGCCTTCGTCGACCGCTTCGCGGTGATCAAGGACGCCGACGCCTGATGGTCCGGCTGATCAACCGCGAGACGGGCTCCGTCGTCGTGGTCGATGAGGAAACGGCTCAGCGTCTCGGCCCGGAGTGGACTGCTCCGGCCGAGACGCCCCCGGCACCCAAGAAGCGTCAGAAGCGCTAGATAATCGGAGGCACGGCAAGATGTTCATCTCCAGCGAGGACTTCGAGCCGTTCGCGAAGATCGACGCGGCGAAGCTGGCAGCCATGATCGACGACGCCGAGGCGATGGCGATCACGGTTGCCCCGTGCCTTGAGGGGAGCCTAACGGCCGCCCAGGGCGCGGCGGTTAAGGCCATCCTTCGTGGGGCGATCCTGCGGTGGCATGAGGCGGGCTCTGGCGCGTTGCAGTCGCAGACGGCTGGCCCGTTCTCCGCCACGTTCGACACTCGCATCCAGCGGCGCGGCATGTTTTTCCCTTCGGAAATCACCGACCTGCAGAAGGTTTGTGCGAACAGGGGCGACGACGCGGCATACACCATCGACATGGGCGGCGGGTATTCCGTCCGTCACTCGATCGTATGTGCTCTGCGCTTCGGAGCTGCGTACTGCTCGTGCGGGTCGGATATCAACGGCGGGCGTGGCCCCCTATTCGAGATGGGGTGACCCGTGTTCGAGGTGTCTGTCGCCGCCTACGCCCCGACCCGGGATGCGCGCGGCCTTGTCGACGCCTGGGCGGCCCCGGCTTCGGTCATGGTCCTCGGCTGGGGTCCAACGAAGGCTGAGGGTGACCAGCAGCAGGAACGCAACCCGGCCACGACAACCATCGACATCTACCCGGTATCCGCGCCAGGTGGCCATCGGGCGCGCTGGACGCTCCCCGACGGCGTATATGAGCAGGTCGGCGTCACCAAGGACTACTCGCACGGCCCTTGGTGGCATGGGCCTGATGCCCTGTTGGTTGCGACAGTTAGGAAGGTGGACGGCTAATGGCTGGACGAATCGAATGGAACCGGAACGGCTTCCGCGACATCCTCGGCTCTCCCGAAGTGCTGGCCGAGCTCGGAAAGCACGCAGCCAGGACGGCGTCCTCTGCCGGCGACGGATACGAGACACGAGGCCCTGAGCGTTCGCGCAAGTCCGGCCGTGGCCGTGCTGCGGTCATCACTGGCACTGACAAGGCGCGCCGCGCCGAGGCCAAGCGGCACAACCTTGGGCGGTTCGGCTGATGTGGGCTGACGCGGTCGCCATGACGCGCACCTACCTGGCGGATACCTTGAAGGCCCGAGGCTACCCCGGCTCCGTCGAGACGCGCATCCCTGACCCTCGACCAGATCGGTTCGTCCGGCTCATGAACTCTGGTTCGGAGCGTAGGACGCTAGTCCACCGGGACACCCGGATCACCGTCGAGGTGTGGAACGCGGAGAGCGAAGGAGCTGCGGTCGCGGACGCCGAAGTCGTCTATGACGCGCTCGATGACTGGGACGAGGTCCCGGTCTGGGACGGCTGGCCGTCGTCCCCCTACGAACAGCAGGACCCAGACTCCGGGTGTCCCCGGGTCGTCATGACCTGCATTGTCCGACACAGAACTGATGAGGAGTGAGGCCCCATGGCCAAGCTGACGCACCCGCACACCGGCCGTGAGGTCGAGGTGCCCGACGAGAACGCGAAGGACTGGGCCGCGAGCGGCTGGCAGCCCGCGAAGACGACCGCGAAGACGGCCGAGAAGAAGGAGAACTGAACCATGCCGAAGAAGAGCAACGTCATCAGTGCGCAGCCCCGCAATGTGGGCTGCATCTACCGGGCTCCGCTCGGCACCGCCCTGCCGACTGACGCGCGCACCCCGCTCGACGCGGCGTACGTCGAGCTCGGCTACGTGTCGTCCGACGGCTGGAGCCGTCAGGTCACGAAGAACTACAACGCTGTCAACGCTTTCGGTGGTGACGAGGTGGCCCGGATTCGTTCCGAGCTGTCTGTTGGCTTCCAGTTCGCCCTGCTGGAGGCGCTCAACGCCGACACGCAGACCGCGAAGTGGGGAACTGCCGCCGTCACCCGGACGCCGGCCACCGCCACGCACGGCTCGATGATCACCGTCGAGTATGAGGGCGTCGACACTGAGGCGGCAGTGTGGGTCTTCGACATGGACGATCACGGCAAGCTCCACCGGACGATCTTCCCGAACGCGCTCGACTCCACCGAGAAGTTTGAGCAGACGTTCGCCGACAAGGACGTGATCAATCTGCCGTTCGAGTGCACCGCGTACCGCGACGACACGTCGAACTTGTATTTCATCGACTACACCGATGACGGCAAGCTGTCCGCCTGATCAAGACCGGTAGGGTTGGGGCTGTGCGGTGCCCCAACCCTGCCTTTCCATGCACGCCCAAACCGCACCCACAAATCAAATGAAAGGCGCACCGCACATGCCTAAGAAGCCGCAAGACCACAAGCAGAAGAAGGGCGACGACCTCACCGTCACCGTCCGCGGAGTCGAGTGCACGATCAACGTCGATGTCCTCAACTCGTGGGAGTTGGCCGAGATCGTCTCCTTCATCCAGTCTGAGGACGACGAGCTGATCACCCAAGCCGGTATGCAGGTCCCCGCGCTGCTGGTCCACCTGATCGGCATGTCGTCCTACACGAAGCTGCGCAGCGCCGCCCGCAATGAGGCGGGGCGGATCGACCCTGAGGTGATGGCCGGCCTCTTCGAGGAAATCGTGACGGCCATTGACCCAAACTCGCAGTCCTCGGCGCCCTCCTCGCAGGGCACCGAGGAGAGCTCGTCGCAGACTTCTGGCGCTACTACGGGCGAGGCCCTCGGCAACTGATCGACGACGGAGTCCCACTGGTCGACGTGGCGGCGATGGCTGCCTACCTCCCGCGGGAATCCGCCACCATGCTCGCCGTCCTACCCCGCTCCGAGCAGGAGACCTGGGGTGACAACGGCAGCTACCTTCTCGCCCTTATAGCCGACTACCTGGCCGAGGGCAACTGGCAGCGAGGGGGCGGCCGCGGGCCGCGCCCGAAGCCAGTCTCGCGGCCCGACGACCCGGACTCTGGCGCCGAAGAAATCACTGCAGACGACCTGCGGGATTTTGCCGCCTGGTACGCCGACCAGCCTGGCGGGCGTCCTACTCGCGCCCTGGAGGCGTAACGCAACCATGAAAGTGGAGGTGCCATGGCTACCGAGATTGGCACGGCCTATCTGAGCATCGTCGCCTCCACTAAGGGGATGCGCAAGGACGTCGCGAAGGCGTACGACGCCACCGTCGGCGACGCCGAGAAGTCCGGCGGGAAGAGCGGCAAGGGCTTTGCTAAGGGCGTTGTCGGCGTCCTTGGCAAGGCTGCCGCAGTCCTCGGCGTCGGCGCCCTCGTCGGCAAGACGATTTCGCTCGGCATGGACCGCGCCATCTCGATTGAGAACTCTAAAAAGAAGCTGGAGGGCCTCGGCCACTCGGCTGCCTCCATCAGCTCGATCATGGACTCGGCGCTCAAGTCGGTGAAGGGTACCGCCTACGGCCTGGGGGATGCGGCGAAGACGGCCGCCATGATGTCCGCGGCCGGGGTGAAGAACGGCCAGGAGATGACCACCACTCTCAAGACGGTGGCCGACGTGGCCGCCATCTCGGGGCGGTCGCTTACCGACATTGGCACGATCTTTGGGTCTGTCGCCGCCCGCGGCAAGCTGCAGGGCGACGACATGCTCCAGCTCATGCAGTCCGGCATCCCGGTGTTGCAGCTCCTCGGCAAGCACCTCGGCAAGACGTCTGCCGAGGTCTCCGCGATGGTTTCGAAGGGCCAGATCGACTTCAAGACCTTCGAAGCCTCCATGCGCGAGGGCATGGGTGGGGCTGCGCTCAAGGCCGGTGAGACCTTCTCTGGTGCGGTGATGAACATGCGGGCGGCTGTCGGTCGCCTGGCCGAGGCCTTCCTGTCGCCGGCCATCTCGGGCCTCAAGCCGATCCTGGCGGGCACCACCGCCATGGTGGATGCAGCGACCGCGGCTGTGGGGCCGCTCGCTGCGGCGATGGGCGACAAGCTCGGCGCGGCCGCTAAGGTTGTCGGCGATGCGATGACCCAACTCGCGAATGGGAAGTCGCTCAGTGATATTCTTGGCCCAGCCGGGCCGATCCTGTCGGTCACGTCGGCCCTGTCGCCTATCGGCCTGGTGGTGCGTGCTCTCGTGCCGCTTTTCCCTCAGCTCGCTGACGCCTTCGTCCGGATTGTGGCCGCTATCCTTCCTGCGGTCCCTGCGCTCGTGAAGGTGGGGGCGGCGATCGCTGCCGCACTTGGCGGAGTGGCGGTTCAGATTGTGAACGCGCTCGCGCAGGCCCTCGCGGCCATTGTGCCGGTGATCATCCCGATCGTGGTGCAGTTCGCTCGCCTCGTCGGCGCTCTCGCATCCAACGAGTCCGTGATCTGGTCTGTGGTCGGCGCTTTCGCCGGGTTCAAGTCCGTCGGCTTCGTCGTCGGGCTCGTCGGTAAGATCGGCGGCGCCATCGGCTCGATCCGAGAAAAAATCGGCGGTGCCGTCACGAGCACCAAGACCTTCATTGGCACGATGGGGTCGCTGGCTCGCGCTTCCGCCGGGGTCGCGACCAACATCGGCTCGACGGTCGTAGCGATGGGTCGGTGGATCGCCTCGACTGCGCGCGCTGCGGTCGCTGGCGCTCGTCAGGTCGTCGTGATGGTCGCCCAGAAGGTCGCCATGCTGGCCAGCAAGACCGCGATGGCGATCGCGACGGCTGCCCAGTGGGCATGGAACCTGGCGATGAGCGCAAACCCGATCGCGCTCGTGGTGATCGCGATCGCTCTGCTGGTCGCCGGGCTGGTGTACTTCTTCACGCAGACCAAGATTGGCCGCCAGGTGTGGGCGGACTTCGTTGGGTTCCTTTCGAGCGCCACGCGGTCGATTGCTGCGTTCTTCGCGGCCCGGTTCGCTGAGGTTCGCGCCGCGCTTCAGGTGGCGTGGACGGTAGCGCAGCTCATCGGTACGTGGTTTGTCGGCACGTTTGTCGGGTTCTTCCGCAGGATGGGCGCCGCCGTGGTCGGCGTCGTGACCGGAATGGCGAACGGCATCGCGCAGTGGTTCACCAACGCGAAGAACATGGCTATCCAGCTATTCTCTGCGATGGCGACCAGGATTATCGGGACCGTCGAATTCGCGAAGAACTGGGTCATCGGCCAGGCACGAGGGATCGCCTCCGGCATCGCCGGGGCCTTCACCAACGCGAAGAACTGGGCGGTCGAGCGCGTAAACGGTCTCGCGTCTGGTGCGTCCACGGCTATGGGTAACGCCCGAAAGTGGGTGACGGAAAGGGCGGGACAGCTCGCCTCCGGCGTGTCAGTAGCGTTCAACAATGCGAAGACGTGGGCCGTGAACGGCATGAACGCCCTCAGGGATGGTTCGGCCAGGGCTCTCGACACCCTCAAGTCCTTCACGAGCCGTTGGGGTGCCGCCTTCGGCAAGCTGATGCGCGGCGACTTCCAGGGCTTCTCCAGGGACGCCAAAGGGATCATGCAGGACATGCAGAAGGGCCTGCTGCGCATCTTCGACGGCGTCAAGTCCGGCGCTAAGCGCATCTGGAACATGCTGCCGAACGATTTGAAGGGGCCAATCAAGCAGGTTGTCAAGTGGATCAACGACAAGTTCGTTGGCGGCATGAACGTCATGCTGTCGAAGCTTCCTGGCGTCGACTTCCGTCTGGTCGGCATCAACATGGCCGGCTGGGCTACCGGCGGCTTCATCGGCTCCGACGGCTCCGGCGGCAAGTACCAGTCCGGCGGCTACGTCAACCTTCCGTGGTCGGCCAACGACCGTGACCCGTACTTGGGTGTGACTCGTGGCGGCGGGTTGTTCCGTTTCGAGGGAGAGGAGTACATCGTCAACCGGGCGGCGACGTCCCGCTCGATGCGTATCCTTGAAGCTATCAACTCCGGCATGCTCGACGACTCGTCGATGCCCGCTTTCGCTGGTGGTGGCCGTGTTATCGCGAACGCGCGCCAGGGCTGGCGAAACATGAACTCGACGTTCATGCAGGCTCTCCAGGCGTGGGCGGCTGCAGCCGGCCAAACTTTCTACATGACCGAAAATGGCGGCGCCAGGTCGAGGGCCGACCAGGTCCGGGCCTGGAACTTGTACCAGGCCGGTAGGGGGCCACTGGCGGCGCGTCCCGGTCACTCTCGGCACGAGTCCGGGTTCGCGATCGACGTGCGGCCGCATCCGAAGGGGCACGCGAAGGCGCTGCTGGGTCAGTTCAAGTTGGGCCTCACTGTGCCAGGCGAGGCGTGGCATATCGGCTGGCTCGGCGCTAAGACCGGCTCCAAGGCGGCCGGCGGCCCCGGGCTTGCGGACAGCTTCATGGCGTTCGACCCGGTGGCGTGGGTCAACGACAAGCTCAAGTCGATCCCGGGTCTAAGCCCGTGGTCAGACATGGCTGTCGCCGCGCTCAAGACGATCCCGACGGCCATCGAAGCTAAGATTCAGCAGGCGATGACGGTCGTCTCCGATGTGGCGTCCGGTGCTGTCGGTGCTGTGAGGTCCGGCGCATGGGCTCCCCTGGTCTCTAAGGCATTGGGCATGCTCGGGCAGCCGCAGTCCCTACTCCCGACAGTGATGCGTCGCATGATGAAGGAATCCGGGGGCGACCCGGGGGCGGTCAACAGGTGGGATATCAACTGGAAGAGGGGCACCCCCTCTAAAGGGTTGATGCAGGTGATTGACCCGACCTTCCGTCGGTGGGCGATGCCGGGGTACGACAAGAACATCTTCGACCCGCTGTCGAACATTCTGGCGTCGATGCGCTACGCGATCGGTTCCTATGGGTCGTTGGCTCGGGCGTACAACCGTGCGGGTGGATACGCCATCGGCACCAACGATGCCGCGGCGGGCGTGTCCTGGGTGGGCGAGCGTGGCGCCGAGCTCGTGCTGGGTCGGCAAATGCGTCGTTTCCGTGGTGGGGAGCAGGTCCTCACCGCATCGCAGACCAGGAAGGCGCTCTCGTCCCCTGCCGGTGGTGACGCACCGATCGATGTCCGCGTCTACATCGGGGACCGTGAGCTCACCGACCTGGTCAGGGTCGAAATCGCTGAGCATGAGCGTCCGCTGCGGCGCCGTGAGAGGCAGCTAGTCGGAGTCGGAGGATACGAATGATCCAGTACGGCAGCGCGGTCGGCTCCCGTTTCCAGATGCGGGTCGGCGTCGACATCGTCAGCCAGGCGAAGGCGTCCCCGGCTGGGGCTGCAGTCTCCGTCCGGCTGATGGGCTGGTTTTCCGTCCGCACGGTCGACAACAACAACACGTTGTCGTGGACGGTTCGCGCCGGGGGCCAGACGATTACGTCTGGCTCCCGGTCGGCCTCCATCAATGGCTCTGGCGAGATGCAGTTGCACGCCTTCGCGTTCACTGTCCCGGCGTCGACGAGGATTCCTCTCGATTTCCAGGTGACCGCGTCCCTGACGCGCGTCGATAATGTTGGCCTTTCGACGGTGGCGTCCGTGACGCGCACCGGGCGCATCGTGTGGAACGCCCCGTCGGCTCCTACGAACGCGGCGGTGGCGCGTGCTTCCGACACGCGCCAGAATGTGACGTGGAAGACGGTAGACTCCGGCGCTGCGAAGGTCGAGTCCGTCGTCGTGTCCCGACGCGAGGAGCCGTCTGGAGCTTGGGTCAACGTTGGGACGGTCTCGCCGGCGGCGAACCTGTTCGGCGACACGTCGACGGTTGCTGACCGGCTGTACCGCTACGGGGTGACGGCTACGAACCGTGACGGTTCGTCGACCCGCGTCACGACGGGGACGGTGGCCACCAGCCCTGCTCCGGCGGAGGTAGCCATTGAGAAGGGCGCCAGCGGGATCATCAACGTGTCGATCACGCCGAAGTCGCGCATCTCTGGTGTGCGGCACGAGCTGTGGGCCGTCACGAACGGCGTCCGCGGCGCCGCCCCGCTGACAACGCTGGCCGCTGGGCAGACGACCTGGCGATGGACGGCGAATGCGGCGCAGCGGCAGGCCATTCAGTCCCGCGCCATAATCACGAGCAACGCAGGCGTCTTGGCTGGGTCGTACGGTACGACGAGCAATGAACTCCTCATGGAGTCCCCGCCGCTCGCGCCGACGAACCTCCTGCCGGCCGTGGCTGACCCGGCGCTTCCGATCGAGCTGCGTTGGCGCCACAACCCGGTCGATGGCACGGCGCAGTTAGCCTATGAGCTGCGCTACCGGATCAACGGCGTCGAGACAAACATCGGGAAGGTGGAGTCGTCCGAACAACGGCACACACTCCCGGCGTTCACTCTCGCCCTCGGCGCCGCTACCGAGTGGGAAGTGCGGACGTGGGGGGTCCATGCTAACTCGTCCCCATGGTCGGCTACGGCACCGATACAGCTTGGGACGTCCCCCGTTGCGACGATCCTCTCCCCGGCGGACTCGATCCCATCGAACCGGGTATCCGTCGAGCTTGACTACCATCAGGCCGACGATGAGGACATGACGGGCTCCCGGGTTCGCGTCTATCGAGATGACGTGCTGCTGGAGCGGCGCGAAGGGACCGGGCTGTCATACCTGCTGTCGACCGAGTTCGAGGATGGCGCCACCTATCGGATTGAAGCTGAGGTGCGGTCGGCGATCGGACTGTGGTCGCAGACGGACATGGCAGAACTGCCGGTGCATTACCAGCCTCCGGTGCGCGCCCAGGGCGTGATCACGTGGGACACTTCGACCGGGTCTGTTGCGATTGACGTCGCGACTCCTGCTGCAGGAGAAGGCGAGATTACGGCAGAAGTGACTCGGGTTTATCGTGCAAATGGGGACCTTCTGGCCGAGTTGCCTGGCCTTTCCGGTATCGTGATCGACCCGCTGCCGATCACTGGCAGGTCGTCATCCTACGCGCTGGAGACTGAGGCGTCGTCTGGGGCTCGGGCCGTAACGATCGTGGAGGCTTTCCCGCCGCCGGTCGTCCAGCAGCGCCTCTGGCTCAACTACGGCGACGAGTTGGCAGATGTGGTCTGGCTGGTCGGTAACCCTAGCTTGTCGGTCGACACTCCGGCCGACGTGGTCGCGTATCACTTCGACGGACGACCGCAGCGAGTCGCCTACTTCGGGGACAGCTCGACCTTCGACCTCGACGTCGCCGCGAGGCTGATCACTGCCCACTTCTCGCCGGTCGCGTTCGAGCACCTCAGCGGGCTCGGATGGTGGCGCGATCCGGTCGGGCGGTCAATCAAGGTCGCAATCCAGGGAAGCAAGATAACCCAGACTCGCGACGGATACTGCGAAGTCGCGCTCGACCTGATGGACGTAGACGACACGCCGCTAGACGCATCGCTCCTCCCGGAGATTCCGTCTGACGGCTGGGCTTAGGAGGGTCACCCGTGGGCGTTCTTGAGGATGCCGAGCTGTGGACCGGCCACCGCAAAGAGTCCTTCGTGTACGAGTTGCTGAGCTACCGGGACGTGCGCCTTGGAATCCTCGATGGTGTCACGGACTGCTCGATCGAGTACAACCGGCGGGCGCGCATCCGTCGCGGAGGAAACTTGTCTGCGATCACTCGTCAGGGCTTCGAGTGGGAGCAGGTGCGCGTCCGGCCGTGGCGCAGGGTCACCGACATCAGGTCCGGCAAGGTGTGGATGGGGCCGCAAGGGACTTTCTTGCTGCAAGCCGTCGATGCGACGCGCGACGTGTCCGGGAAGCAGAAGATAGCGGCTGAGCTCTACGACAAGACGACGCTGCTCGACCGCTACCAGATCGCCTCTGGCATCTCGTATCCAGCCGGGACGCTCATCACGGACGCCATCCGCGAGCTGCTGGGACGCGTTGACCTGCGGCCGGCGGCGATCACGCCGAGCACGTTTCGTGCCCCGACGGCGCTGCACTTCGGGCCAGGGCAGACTCTTCTGCAGGTCGTGAACAGGCTGGCGATCGACTCCCTCGGCTACTCGGCTGTGTGGGCCGACGAGATGGGCCGCTTCCACGTTCATGCCTACCAGAAGCCAGAAGAGCGCTCCTTGGCGTGGCGCTTCGAGCGCGGGACGCGGGCGATCCACCGCCGGAGCTACGTGGTCTCGCGCGACCTGTGGGGCATGGGGAATCATTTCCTCGTCGTCGGCGCACGGCCCGAGGGTGCGGCCGATTCCGCCGATCCGCCTACGGCTGAATCTTTCATCACCGATCCGGACCATCCGCTCGCCTATCAGAAGGTCGGGCACTGGATCACCAAGAGATATGACGCCGATACGTCAGTGCAGGCTACGCTCCAGTCCCTCGCCGACCGCTATCGGGATGCTGCGCGAGGGGCGACGAAGGTCGAACTTGAGCATCCCTGGATTCCGCTGGCCGGTGCAGACCGAGTCGAGCATGTCGACGCAGACGGGACGATCCGGTCGGCAGTCGTCGAGACGATGTCGTGGAAGCTGGAGCGCGGCGGTTTGTGTAAGACAGGGATCAGCCAGGTGGTCCCCGGCGACAGTGACCAGGATGAGATCGAGGAAGGGCAGTGATGGAGCAGCGCGAAGGCCGAGTGACGAACATCCAGTCGGGCACGGTGTACGTGCTGCTTGACGGAGACCCGGCGGACTCGATCGCGACTTTCCTCGCGGTCAAGGTCGATGTCGGTCAGCGGGTGCTTTGCCTCCAGTCGGACCGCAAGCTCGCCGTCATTGGTCGGAAGGTCGCCCCGCTCCCGGTGGCGTCGTGGAAGCCGCTCACCCTGACGAACGGCTGGACGGGGACGGCAGCCTACCGCATCATCGACGACACGGTCGAGTTCTCCGGCTCCGTCTCGCACGCTGTCGCGACGCAAGGCGGTCAGATCGCCACGCTTAATTTCGGCGGCCCTGCGCTCAGGAACAGCGGCGCCGTGCTGATCCTCAACGCAGGTACCGGGATGGCCCGGGTGAGCTTCTGGTCGAACCAGATACGCATGTACAACTACTTCAACGGCGGCACGGCGTCCGGCGTCGTGCTCGACGGCGTCCGCCTCCCCTTGGCCTGACGAAAGGAAAGCAGAGATGACCGACTACAAGACTTGGACTGATGCCGACCTGGCCTCCGCCCGGGATGCTATCGCCACCGAGATCGAGCGGCGCGCGCTGCTCGCTCAGGCAGACCAGCTGGCCGCTGACCTGGCGGCGCGCATCGCGGCGGCGTCCGGCAAGGGGCAGGGCGAGGAGTGGGTGCAGCCAACCGGAGCTCACGACTCCTACCCGGCGGGTGCGAAGGTCGTCTATGGCGGGAAGACGTATATCTCCAGCCTGCCGTTCAATCCGTACCCGCCCAGCACTGGCGGGTGGCGGCCGTACACGACCGGGTCGGAGATTCCGCAGTGGGTGCAGCCGCTCGGCGCGGTGGACGCGTACAAGGTGGGCGACAAGGTGTTTTACAACGGCGCCCGCTACGTCTCGACGGTCGATGCCAATGTGTGGGCTCCCGGCGTCTACGGGTGGAAGCTGGACACCACCGGCCAGACGACGACGAAGCCCCGGGGAGGTAGCGCATGACGGCGCCCGAGGTGAGGCCGGATATTCCCGTCAGGCACTTCGTCGAAAGGCATCTCGGCACCCGCGGTACTTTGCTGATGCTGCTCGGACTGATGGAGATATCTCGCGGCATCGCGGTCTGGTCGGAGACGATTCCCCCGCCGGACACGGCCATCTTTTTCCAGCTCATCCCGCTGCCGATACGCACTGCGATGTGGTGCACGTGCGGCCTCATCGCAATCGCGACGTCGTTCAACAGGACGAAGCGGCAGTCGACCGGATTCGCAGCGCTGATCATCATGCCGGTGGAGCGCTTCCTCGCCTACCTTGGCTCCTGGGTCGTCTTCCTGCACCCGGGAGAGCCCTCCGGCGATGGGTTCGCGTTCGCATGGGCGGCCTTCTGGGGACTCTTTGCCGCACTGATCTGGGTGCTGTCTCAGGTCGATGAGGACGTTCCGACGAGGGAGCCCAGATAATGGCCGCAGAGCACGTGATCACGATCATCGTCGCCGCCATCTCCACCATCGGAGTCATTGTCGCGGCCTGGTTCACAAAGGAGTCGTCGCAGAAGAACGCACGCCTTGAGGTCACGAAAAGCCCATACGAGGCCCTATCTGCTCGTATCTCCGTCCTGGAGCCACAGGTTGACGAGCTACGCCACGACCTTGAGCAGTTGCAAGACGAGCGGGCCGAGCTGCGACAGGAAATCGCGACTGTGCGGATGGAGCAGCGCTCTGACCGGTCGCTCCTGCGGGAGGTTTTCGATTACTTGGAGCGTAACTTTCCTGACCGAAACTTTCCGTTCCGCCGCCCGAGCTGGATGGACCGTTCGGGCGGGAGCTAGCCGCCCGAACGACCAGAAGCGCTAACGCGGTCCGGTACGAAAGTACCAGTGCCGTTCACTTATTCACAACGAGGCATGACGCCGGGGAAGCCTCCCCGGGGTTTTTCTATGGAAGGAAACTACAGTGCTGGCGGCAAACACCAACCTGTACCGGAAGACACACTCGCTCCTGCGAGCCTGGGGCTACGGCCCGTACCTGTCGGAGGCTTCCGGAGCCTGGACGCGCAGCAACTCAAGCTCGATGATGACGCCGACGCAGGTCACCGTGCATCACACCGGCTCCCGCTCGACGGCGACCAGCTACCTGCTGAACCCGCGCGACCGGGCGGCGCTCCGGGTGTTGGCGAACTACCACATCACCCGCGCCGGCAAGATCATTTTCTTGTGCGCTGGCGGCGCGTCGCATGCTGGCTACACCCATAAGGCGTGCTTCGACCGCATCCAGGCGGGCACTGCCCCCCTCGATCGGGATCTCGTCCCGGGCGCGGACTCGAAGACTTTCTCGCCCAACAAAAGGGCTGTCGGCATCGAGGTGGACGGCGCCGGCGGTTCTGGCGAGTGGACGCCGATTATGCACCGCCTCGTGATCGCGCTGTGCGCCGCGCTCAACATTGCGGGCGGGTGGACGCCGTCGGGTAGCCCGCGCGTCGGCACCCACAAGGAGCACACGCGGCGTAAGCCGGGCGACCCGTGGATGAACTCGGGCACGATGCGCGCCGAGGTGGCCGCGTTCATGCGGAACCCGCTGCGCCCGGACGGCACTCCAGTCTCGGAGCAGCCTGCCGCCGATCGCGTCGTGCAGAAGGCGAAGGCTGCCGTCACCTCCGGCTCCGGTCTCAAGGTGGACGGCTCCTTCGGGCAGGCGTCCTGGACCGCCATGGACGCCTACAACCGCCTCAAGTACCACGCGAACGGCGACAAGACGACCATTGCCCGCTTCCAGCGCGTCCTCAACTACAAGAGCCAGATGCGGGGGTGGCGGACCCGCATTGCCGTCGACGGGAAGCTGGGTCCGAGGACGTACGGCCTGTGGGGCGCCCTTGTCGGCTTGACGGGCGTCACGTCCCTCACCGACGAACTCGCCCGACGCACCCAGACGCAGCTCAACACGAAGGCATGGTGACACCATGAAGTATGAACCGCTTATCTCTATCTCCTCGATCGTCGCTGGCGCGACGGCCATCGTCGCCCTGCTGGTCGCCTTCGGCGTCCCGCTCACCGAGGACCAGAAGGTCGCCATCCTCGGCCTCGTCGGCGTCCTCGCGCCCGTGATTGTGGCGCTCGTGACGCGCGGCCGGGTCACCCCGAACGCCGCCGTCGTTGAGGGCCTGAACAGCTCCGGCATCGTCTACGCGGGCGAAGCGAACGAACTGCCCACCGGCGAGCCGATCCGCGAGGCTGGGTCGCTGCACGACAACTACGTGCCCGACGAGGACGATTACCAGCCGCAGCATGCGGACGAAGGCGACGCCGAGCCTGCCGCCGAGAAGGATGCCGCCGAGCCTGAGGGCGACGCTCTCTGATGGCCTTCGATCCGCTCATCAAGACCTGCGTGGTCAGCATCGGCAAGGGATGGGGCGCCCTCGGTGAGGTCGCCGCCATCTCCATCACGATGCCTGACAATAATGGCCCGTTCGTCGCTCAGACGATCGCCTACTCGGGCACCGGGTCGACCGCGGCACCTGCTGGCGACGGCACCCGTGACGTCCTCCTCGGCGCCGACAACGTCCACCCGACGGCCGCCGGCTCGATGGCTCTCGGGCAGTACGAGGCGTCTGCCATCCGGTCGATCTTGGCGGCGCTGTGATGGACGGCCGCAAGCGCATCGAGCCGTCGATCACTCCGGTCGCCACGGCGAAGGCGGGCGCGGTGCTCGTCGCCGTCGTCGTCTTCCTTGTGGCCGAGTTCCGCGGCATCTTCTCGCCGCAGCAGGGCGACACGCTGTCCGAGTTCGTCTGGGCTGTCATCGGCTATCAGACGTGGCAGTGGGCTGTTTCGCGCGGCTTCTTTGCTGGGCTAGGGCTGTGGGTGGTCGCGCATTTCCATTACCCGGATGGCTGGGGGTGGCAGGCCCTTCTAGTGGTCGTCGCTTTCTCCGTCGCCGCGTCGGTAGCCTTATGGCTGTCCGCCGGAGTCTGAACGCACAAGCGCCCCGTCCTCCTAGTGAGGGCGGGGCGCTTTTTGCGTCTCTAGCCGGTGACGACCTCGCCGCCGACCTTGTCAGCGATGCTCTCAAGCTTCGCCTTCGTCAAGTGCTTGCTGTAGCCATCCTTGCCCCAGTCGCCGGTGATGGAGACGACGAAGTCCGGGCCGACGATGACGCGATGGTCGTCACGGGGAGTGAGCAGCGGGCGCGTCGATAGCTCCTTGGCGTCTCCGGCGTAGGTGTACAGGACTACGTCGGTTCCGCGGGAGTCGGAGTTGTCGTCCCAGTAGCACTCGGCGTAGCGGCTGCCGTCGATAGCTGTCTTGCCGAGCTCGGCGTCCTCCTCGGTCTGGCATCCGTCGATCAACTTGATGAGCTCGACGGGGTTGCGCGGCTCGACGCTGGGCGTGGAGTCCGGGGCGGCGATGACGGGGACGACGGTCACGGTGGTGACCGGGCTGGGGGCGGTGGCGCATCCAGTGAGCGCGACGATGGACGCGGCGATGATGGCGGCGGCTGCGGTGGTCTTCTTCATGATGTGTGTTTCCTTTCGGGGTGGGATTATTTTCCGAGGGCCTTGCGTACGGTGACCCGGGTGATCCCGGCACGTCGTGCGAGGCTGGACTCGCTGTCGGTCTCGGCTGAGGCGATGATCGCTCCGGTGAGCATCGCCATGGCTTCGCGCTCTTCCTGGCGTGCGCGGGCTAGCGCCTCGCCGATCTGCTCCAGGGTGCTATCGGAGAGGACGATCAGCAGGGCCCCACGGGCGACGAAGCTGCGCAGGGCGTCATCGTCGTAGCGGTCTTCGATCATGTCGGCGTAGCGGACCATCGCGTCGACCTGGTCCGGCGTCATCTCTGCGAGCTCCGGGCCAAGCCAGGCCTCCAGTTCGTGTCGTTGCATTTTAGTACTGCCCGTCGCTCGTGGTTGTGGATCGCCGAAGGAGTCATGAGACACGGACAACGAACGCTGTCCTCGTCGCCTACTCCGCAGATGCCGCCCGGATCAAACCCGTGAGGGTCCATCCCGTGGCCACAGTTCGGACAGACGGGGACCGGCGCGGAGAGAACAGCCTGGATCTGTTCGTCCCGGGTCATGTTCTGTTGGTGCTTGCCGAGTTCAGGCTCGGTGGTTCGCGTGCGGTATGTGTCGTTGGTGCCCATGGGGTTCCTTTCAGGCTCGGGCGCGGAGGATTCCGGCCAGGTCTACGGTGTCGCTGGTGGGGATGGGTGACTCGCGACTCAGCCCGTCCTCGACGTAGGCGACGAGCCCCATCCCCTCGGTGATGGCGACGATCTCGTCGGTGGTGACGCCGTACTCGCGGGCCAGGTAGCTGAGGTGCTGGATCGCCATGATTGCCTTCCTTGGTGGGCTACTTGCACCCCTTGATGTCTACTACTATACAGGTAGGGCGCATGGAGTGCAAGCGAAAACGGGGATGAATATTTCGCTCAGTACCGCCCTCCAAGGCTGGTGATGTAGCCGCTCACCTGCGGAGATAGCCGTATTCGGGATAGGCCCGCGCTAAGAACGCACAGCCTGTGCGGTAGGCACGGATGTGGGACGGGTAGCCGTATCCGTAGGCGGCCAACAGTACGTCGTCGGCGCTCGGGGCGATGCCGTCGAGCCAGGAAGCCAGTTCGGCCGCAGCCGCCGGCCGATCGGGGCCGAACACCGTCTCGGGGCAGACCCCGTCGGCGAAACCGGACAGCACGGCGCGGCGACGCTCCTCCCGGTCGGTCATGATCGCCTCAGCCCTGCGCCTCGGCGTCGAGGTCGGCAAGCTCCTTGATGGCATCCTCATCCCCACGCGCGGCGGCAGCGAGGACCTGCATCACGTAGCGGAGGCCGTGGTTGTTGGCGTCTGCATAGCGGCTCTCGTATTCGGTGCCGCGCACCTGGTCGCGCTCGATCGCGATCGCGGCCGCCTCGATGTCTTCGGCCTCAGCGGAAGCGAGTTCCGCGGCCTCCTTGCTAATGTCGCCCTCGCGGGTCGGACCGATTGCGTGGGCACGGACCTCACCCTCACCGGCGCAGACGGAGCACACGGTGCTGTCCCGATACCTCCCGGTCATCGGCTCGAAGCCAGCGCCGCTGCAGTGTTCGCACGGCACGATACAGATACTGTAGGTGAGCCGTCGGAGATCAGTGAGTAGGTTAGTCATCTTGGGTTCCTTCCAGATGGCGGTGATGTGGATGCTTTCGGGTGAGGTCTGATCCAGACGGATTTGTTGCGGAGTGGTAGTGGTGGGGGTGGTGGCTGGAGCTCCACGTTTACGCCCAGAGGTCCTTCCCGTGATTGTGCCCGCCGCACGCACATGTGCAGCTCGGGCCGAGCGAGTTACGGCACTTGGCGCCGCATGCGCGCTTACCGAAGCGGCCGTCTACCTGGACCGGGCGCTTCCCGTCTTGGTGGATGTAGAACCGAATGTGCCCCGGGTCGATCTCCGAAACCTGCGAACGGTAGGTGCGGGTGGTGGCGTTCATGTCGTTCCCTCCTGGCGTCTCTCCCTTGTTGATGTCTACGACTATACACCACTGTATAGGGGGATGCAAGCAAAGTCGGGGACGATCTCTGCGGGATTCAGGCGTCTTTTCTCGCCTCGATCGCGCGGACGGTGCTCGCATACCACTTCTGTCCACCCTGGGCGGTGGGGACTCCCGCTTCATTGAGCGCGCGTGCGACCTCACGCAGCGACGACCCAGACGCGCGCATGGCCGTGATGATGGCGACAGCATCACGCGTGACCGTCGTCGGCCGGCCCAACTTCACCTCGCCGCGGTGCTTCACCTGGCCTAGCGCGAGCTTGGTGCGCTGGCCGATGATGCGTCTCTCCCACTGTGCGAGGGCCATGATGATATTCGCAATCAGCTCCCCGTTGATCGTCGATGTGTCGACGCCGATGTCGAGCGCGTCGATGCTCCATCCCTCGCGGCTGGACTGGGCCATTAGCGCGGCGAAGTCGAGTAGCGATCGTGACAGGCGGTCGAGCTTGGCGACGACGAGGACGTGCGCCCGACCCTCGCTGAGCTCGCGGACGGCTTGGGCGTACTGGGGTCGCCGTTTCGTGCTTTTGCCGCTGGCGACGTCTACGTAGATGCGCCCTTGGGTCCACTCTCGCCGGATCATTTCTTCGCGGATCAGGTCGGCTTGCGCGTCGAGTCCGTATCCGCGTTCGCCTTGCGCGTCGGTGCTGACGCGGATGTATCCGATGGCGATTCTGGTGTCTGGCACGGCCCTCATTTTCTGTGTGACTAGGGGTTTCGAGGGTATTGTTGTACACCCTGTGTGCCGCCCTAGGGTGTACTCCAAACCCCCGTTTGTCGTACACCATTCTGCCACTTCGGGGGGACTATTTCTCTGATCGCTCGGCCTCTTCTCGCGCCTCGCCTAAGTCCGGCAGCACGAGCCCGCAGAGGTGACACTGTCCGACTATTGGGCGATGGTAGTTGACATAGCACTGTGCCATGGCATAGCTTTGTGCCATGGCCAGACGATCGAACCCGACGTGTGGTACACGCTGCGCGGCGGGAAGGTTGTGAAGGCGTGAACACGTGCGGCAGGGAGAGGCTGCGCCGCCGTCGCGCCGCAGCCAAGGAGGTGATGCCAAATGGATAACCAGACGATCATTGACTTGTTCGCAGGCCCCGGCGGCTGGGACGAAGGCCTACGCATGATCGGCCGCCGCGACGTCCTCGGCATCGAGTGGGACGAAAGTGCATGCCTGACCGCCGAAGCGGTCGGGCACCGGCGACTTCGCGCCGACGTGGCGAAGCTTGGCCCGCACGACTACATCGGCGCGGAGGGTCTGATCGCATCCCCGCCATGCCAGGCCTGGTCGCTAGCTGGGAAGCGTGGAGGCGAGGATGATCGCGCCGCCTGCCACGAGCTCGCCGACCGCATGGCCGCCGGCGACGACTCGACCGACTGGCGCGACTGGGCTGACGATCGGTCGCCGCTCGTCTGCCAGCCCGTGCGCTGGGCGCGCGAGCTGCGCCCCGAATGGATCGCATTGGAGGAAGTGCCCGCCGTGCTCGGCCTGTGGGAGCACATGGCACGCATCTTCCAGGCGTGGGGGTACAACGTGTGGGTTGGCGTGCTTAACGCCGCCGACTACGGCGTGCCCCAGACGCGAAAGCGTGCCATTCTCATGGCGTCCCGTGTCCGCACAGTCACCCCGCCCGCACCGACGCACGCCGAACACCCCGAAGGCGTCGACCTGTTCGGCGGCGGACACCGCGAGAAGTGGGTCAGCATGGCCGAGGCGCTCGGCTGGGCCTCTGGGCTTGACGTCAACACGCGTGGCAACCGGCGCACATCAGGGGGGAACGAGTTCCCGGCCGACCGCCCGTCGTGGGCGCTGACGGGCAAGACGCGCTCGTGGTTCGTGTCTGCTGGCGTGACCGGCGAGGGACGCCAGAAAGACCCCGAGGCGCAACCCGCCGACACCATCACCGGCAAGGGCACGGCGTACTGGCTCCGTGGCAACAACCAGTTTGCCTGGCACCGTCCCGCCACCACCGTCGTCGGATCATTCTGCCCCGACATTATCGCTGTGCCCGGGCACCGTACGACAGTCAGCCGCCAGAATGCGCCCGTCTCGATCCGCGTCACCGTCCAAGAGGCCGGGGTGCTACAGTCGTTCCCCGCCGACTACCCGTGGCAGGGATCGAAGACCAAGCAATATGAACAGGTCGGGAACGCCGTGCCCCCACTGCTCGCCGCGCACGTCTTGGCTGCGCTCCTCCGCGACCGGTAGCGCGAAGCGCGTCGAGTTCTCGCCTAAGTCCGGCAGCACGAGCCCGCAGAGGTGACACTGTCCAGATATTGGACAGTGGTAGTTGACACAGCTCTGTGACATGGCATAGCTTTGTGCCATGGCCGACGAGATGATCACACTCCCCGAGTACGCGAAAGCGATCGGGAAGAGTCGCCGCACCGTAATGCGGCGACTCGCGAGTGGCGCCCTCTCGTCCGACGTAAAGCTCCCCGGAAAAAACGGGGCGCACCTCTTCAAGGTCGACCGACTCCAGAAGTCGGCCGATCCGCCGGGCTCGCAAGCAGCCTGACCATCATCCCGCGGCATAAGCCGCCCAAACACTTTGCAACCCCCGAAGTTGGGGTGCTTGCGCGTACCCATTGACAACTTCACACAGCGCACGGAGAGAGATACCTCCCACCGGACAACCAACCCCGCGAGCAAGGCGGGCGTCCTCGGCCGGTGGTGCAGACGCGCAGGGAGCGACCGCAGGACGCGGACCGGCCCTCGCAGGTAACGGTATCCGGGCGTGTGAACCGGAGCATCCAGGTAGGTCCCTGGGGCGTCCGGAAAACAGGATCGCCGCGATGGCGCGCAGCCCGTTCGAGTCGGGCCGATCCACGCAGAACACACCGCACATAAAGGAGGGCGTCATGCCCCGTGGCAACACCGACGAATGGTGGCAGTCCACCGCACTCACCGCGATCGAACACCTCGCATCGCTCCCCATTACCTTCACCGCCGCCGACCTCGACGACCTCGGCGTCCCCACCCCCGACCATCCATGCCGCTACGGCTCAGTCTTCTCGCTAGCGAAGCGGCTCAAGCTGATCCGCCGTGTCGGATACGCGCCGTCCCGCCGCGCAGGACGCGACGGCGGCGTCTGCGCCGTATGGATCGGCACCTCCCAAGAACTCGCCGCGGCCACGTCAGCCGCGGCGCCGCGAGCGTAGCTGCTCGCGGAAGCCGGCCCCAGGGCTGGACGCTCGCACCCCCCGCGAGGAACCCCCTGGGGTCGGCACCCCCCAAAGCCTCCCAACAGCACATCAACCAGAGAAGGAATCATGATCGCACCCACCGCAATCCCCGGCGCTACCATCATCAGCGCTACGGAGACCATCGACCTCGAAGGCGTCGCACACCACATCGCGTACGTCCGCGAGGGCGCCCTGCACGAGTCCGTCGTCGTCTGTATCGAAACCGGTCACGTCTCCCGCGTCCTGGAGGGCATTTCGATGTCGATGTCGGCCTCCGAACGCGAGGAATGGCACACCGACGCACTGGCCGCGGCCGCGCACATCTGGCCGACCCTCACCGACGAGGAGGCCGTCGCATGATCTGGCTCGTCGTCACCGTCGCCGCCGTCCTGCTGATCGCACGCGGCGCCCGACACCTCTACCGCGCCTCCGGCGCACTCATCGACCACATGACCGGCCCGGATATGGTCCGCGCCGCCCAACGCTGGGAGGAACAGCGATGAAGGCATACAAAGGCTTCCGTAAGAACGCCGACGGCACTTTGCAGTGCCGCGACAAGATCTACCTGCCGGGTGAGACCTACACGGAGGATGAGGCCGAACTGTGCATGACCGGGATGCACGCCTGCCTGGCGCCCACCGACGTCTTCAGCTACTATCCGCCGGCGACAAGCGTCTACCACGAGGTCGAGGTTGGTGACGACGCGGCCGCGTCTGACGAGGAACCCGATTCGAAGGTTGTGACCACAACGCTGACTGTGGGCGCGGAGCTCGGCATTCACGGTTTGGTGCAGGCGCAGGTTGAGTACACGACCGGTCGCGCTGTCTCTGTCGATGGCTGGCGCACCTCGCAATACCAGGGCGCGGCGTCCGCTACGGGCGAACTGGGTGCGGCGTCCGCTACGGGATTCAAGGGCGCAGCGTCCGCTACGGGCCGCAAGGGCGCAGCGTCGGCGACGGGCTACCAGGGCGCAGCGTCGGCGACGGGCTCCAAGGGCGCGGCGTCCGCGACGGGCTACCTGGGTGCCGCGTCCGCTACAGGCGACTTCGGCGTCGCGTCCGCGACGGGCTACCAGGGCGCGGCGTCGGCAACGGGCGGACTGGGTGCGGCGTCTGCGACGGGCGAACTGGGCGCAGCGTCCGCTACGGGCGAACTGGGTGCCGCGTCCGCGACGGGCTACAAGGGCGCAGCGTCGGCAACGGGCGCGCATTCCATCGCGCTCGCTGGCGGGTACCAGGCGCGGGCTCGCGGGGCTGTCGGCTGCGGGCTGACCCTCGCTGAGCGCGACGGCCGCGACGGGTCTCTGTTGGGCATCGTCGCGGTCATCGTTGGGCGCACCTACGACGGCGTCACTATCGAGCCGGACGTCTACTACCAGCTAATCGACGGACAGATCGAGGTGGCGGAATGACCGAACCGGATATGAGTGAGCTCGAGGAGCTGAGCTCCAAGCTGGACAGGGTCCGGGGAATCCACCGCAAGACTTACGTCGACGTCGTGACGTGCGACGAGGAGTGCGACGAGCACGCCGACGGAGATTGCGCCGTATCCGACTACGCGGTGTGCGAGGCGTGCTACGACCTGTGCGTCACCGTCTACCCGTACGCCTTTGAGTCCGGCGGAATAGCTAACGTCGCATGGCCTTGCGAGACGGCCCGAGCGCTTGAACAGATCGAGGTGTCCGAATGAACGTCGTCGTCTCCGCGCTCGTCGCGCTCGCCATCGCCGCCTCCCTCGCGGCCGTCGCCCTGCTCTACACGCTCGACTTCCCGAATCTCGGAACCGACCACACTTTGGAGGACTGAACTATGAGCCTCGTGAAACCAGGATGCACCTTCCTGGGCAACAGCACCCAGTGCAGCTCTGGAGGCGCCTACGAGCGCAGAACAGCAGCTTGCCCGGAGTGCGGAAAAGAAAACGCCCGAACCCTGACCGAGTGGTCGAACTCCTGCTGGTACCTTCCGGCGCCCGAGCTGTGCGAGTGTGGGGATAGGTGGTGGCCCGGAGAGGGCCGCGCCCCGCGCCCTTTCAGGCGCGGCTGGCGCAAGGAGGCTCAGCAGCGGTTCGAGCGCCTGTGGGAGGAGGCAGCCCCCGAAGGCTCGCGTTTCACATACTCGGACGACGGCTACCTCATCGTTACCACCCCGGACGGCAATCGGCACTCGGCCAGGGATGGCGGACAGTGTCAGCCGCAGTAATGATCAACGCTATCGCCGTGACGATGTCGATCGTCGCGCTCGCCGGCGGGGTGCTAATCGGGGTGGCTGTCTGGGCTTCCAGGCGGCCACCCCGCACCACGCATGAGCAGCTCGCGATCAACGTCATCGCCCTGTCGCAGGACGACCTGCTGGCCGCCTGCCCCCACTGCAACGAAATCTTCGACGGCCCAGACTTCCTCCACGTCTCGGCCGTCGTCATGGAGCACATCATCGCCCACCATCAAGGAGCAAATCATCATGACTGACATCAAGCCGGCCGACCCTCGCGGGGACGCCGCACTCTACGCCCGGCAGGCAGCGCGCATGCTCTCCGGCGAACACGACCCGCTGGAGGTCATCGCGCAGGCCATCACGTCGCTGGCCTTGGGCAAGTCGACGCCCCGCCCTGCTGCGGCTGCCCCCGCCGTGGACCCCGACCGCAAGCGCCGCAACGCCGAAGCCTTTCAGGCCGCCGGGCGCCTCTACCAGTCGGTAGGCGTCGAGGATCCGCAGCACTGGCAGCTCGGCGTTCTGACGATGATCGTGCAGCACGAGCGCAACTCCGGACGCTCCGAAGAGGAGTGGTCCGAAGTCTTCGACGCCATTGAGCAGTGGGCCGGTATCGAGGGGGAGAAGTGATGATTCCGACCCCGTATCTGGGCATGCTGCGCAAGGCTGGCATCCAGGCCGCCGAAACCCACGACTACATGATCAGCGCCACCACCTGCTCCGACCGTACAGTGTCCGCGATCGTCGACCTGACTGATGAGGAGGCCCGCGGCGTCCGCAAGGCGGCCTGGGCGCTCGGGCTGGCGCACTCGCAGGAGTGCGACCCGACCCTGGAGGTGCTCCGTGCCGACGCCTGAGATTCTGCCGTGCGTCAACCCGGCGATGACCTGCCGCGAGGTGGGCGTCGACGGGTCCGGCTTCATCGCCCGCATCTCGTCGCGTTTCAGCGGAGATTTCCTCGTGCTGATGCGTGACGGGTGGTCGGCGGTCCTCAAGAACGGCGACCCGACGTCCCGGCCGGATGTGCTAGACGAGGCCCGCCGGCAGATCGCCAACATCTTCGGGGGTGCGAGGTGAGGCGCGAGTGCGACTACTGCGGGCTGCGCGTGGCGCTGTGGGGCATCGTCTACGACGACAAGTACGGACGGATGACCGCCTGTAAGGCGTGTCAACTCGAGTTGAGCATTGAGCCTGTGCCGTGCCCTAACTGTGACGGCTGGGGGCGTATCGCTGAGCCGTTCGGCGGGAGCCCAGTCGAGTGCCCCGAGTGCTACGGGACCGGGCAGCTGTCGTCCCGCCGCCGAGATGCCCTGATCGAGTCCCGCGCGAAGTGGGACACCTACACGCCCGAGGAGGGGTAATGGAGAACAAGAGCAAGAGCGCGCAAGAGTGCCTCGTTGAGGTCATGGCGATCGTCCGCGGCCTGGGGAAGCATCAGCGCACCAGCGCACCGGACCGAAACTACAACTTCCGCGGGATCGACGCGACGATGAATGCGGTCGGCCCAGCGCTGCGCGAAGTGGGGCTCGTCGTCCTGCCGGATGTCCGCAGCTACGACTACGGGGAGATCGAGACCGGTAGAGACCGCCGCAAGATGGGTCACGCCCGAGTCGTCGTCGAGTACACCTTCGTCGCGCCAGACGGCTCAACGCTGGTCGCGTCGGCGGCGGGTGAAGCATTCGACTCGGGCGACAAGGCGACCGCAAAGGCGATGAGTGTCGCCTTCCGCACGGTGCTGCTCCAGTCTCTATGCCTACCGACCGATGAGCCTGACCCGGACGCCTCGACCTATGAGCGGTCAGTCTCTCCGCGCGACGCTGTCCTAGCCCACTTCTCCGGCGATTTCGCGGAAGCTATCAAGGCTGCGGAGAATGCTGGATTCACCGACCTACGCGACGCGGCACAGCTTGCTGCGTTCGCGGCGACCCTGACGGAGAAATCATGAGCGAGATTGAATCAATCGTCCGCCGGCTGATCGGGGAGAAGGCGATCCTCGACGAGGCGAAGGTGCTGCACGACCAGACCCGCGAGGCTGCAGCCAGCGTGCTCGGCCCTGGCGACCGTAAGGACCTTGGCGAGCTGGGCATGGTCTACGTGACGAAACCGAAGGGAGCATGGAAGATCGTCGACCAGGCCGCCCTGGTCGAGTGGCTGTCCGAGCATGCCCCGCAGCACCTCTCTACCCGGACGATCGTCGAGGTGTCGCCGCTGATCCTGCGCGTCATGGAGGATGGCCAGCTTCCCGACGAGGATGGCGTCCTGCACCAGGTGCCAGGCGTTGAGCTGGTCGCCGACCGCCCGCGCCTGACTGTGAAGCCTGGCGAGCAGGCGCGGTCGGTCGCCCGATCCTTCGTCGCGAAGGAGCTGGAGTGAGTACCGGCCCCACCCCTGAGGTCCGCACGCTCATCCTCCTCCGCTCGGGGTGCATGTGTGAGCGCTGCGGAGCCCCGGCGAACGACGTCCACCACCGCCGAGCTCGCGGGCGCGGCGGAAACAAGGCTGCGTGGATCAACATGCCAGCCAACCTCGTCGCCCTCTGCGGCCACGGCAACACCGGCGGCTGCCACGGCTGGGTGCACTCGAACCCGATCGAGGCCAAGGCGTACGGCTGGACGCTCTCGTCTTACGCCACCGAGGACGCCCAGGACGTCCCACTCACCCGGCCCGACGGACACCGGTTCTACCTCGACAACGACGGCCGACGCGACGACGTTGGCCACGGGAGGAAAGCATCATGACCCTACGTTTGAGGTCCAGGGCCGCCCACACGCCCATCCCGGACCTTCGGTGGTACGCGGATACTGAGCAGAGGGCCGTCGTACTCCAGGTCGACCCGGGGAGTGGCATTACAGGAATCCCCACTCGGTACTGGGTAGTGGTCTACCCGGGCGGGTATCGCTTCACCGGAACCTTCGATTCAGCCATCAACTTTGCCAACAACAAGATCAAGGAACTTCGAGCATGACGAACATCACCATTATCGGCAACACCACAGCGCCGGCCGAGCTGCGATTCACGCCCCAGGGCGTCGCGGCCGCGTCGTTCACGGTCGCCGTCAACGAACGCAAGAAGACCCAGGACGGCTGGGCTGACGACGGGGCGACGTTCTATCGCGTGACCGTCTGGCGCGACTACGCCGAGAATGTGGCGGAGGCGCTGGGGGATAAGGGCGGGCGGGTCGTCGTCACCGGCAAAGTCCGCACCCGCGACTACGAACGCCGCGACGGCGGCAAGGGCATCAGCCTGGAGGTGACAGCCGACGAGGTCGCCATCTCCATTCCGCGGCAGCGTCGCCAGCCGCAGCAGGCCGACTCCTGGCCACAGCAGCGGCAGAAGCCGGCGGCCGACCCGTGGGCCACGCCCGGCGAGGAGGCCCCGTTCTGATGGACGACCGCGAACAACCAATCCGCACGGCCCACGACTGGCAGGTCGACCACTGGGTAGGCGTACTCACCCGCGCCCACACGATGGCGACGGGCGAGCATCCGTCGAGGCGCCTCATGCGCATCTACGCCCACCACATCATCGCGGACATCAGCGCCCCGCTTTTCCCTTCGCAGGAGTGCCCGGCGTGTGGACGCGAGCACCCAGGCCAACCGTGCCCCCAGCCAACCCTGATCGAGGAGAGTCATGATCTACTCCACCCCTGATCCACGCATCCGGCCTCGCACCTGCAGGGTGTGCGGCCGGACTGTTCTGGTCGACTCCAGCCGCGAAGTGACTGAGAAGTGCTGCGGCGAAATCCTGAGGGGGAACCGGCGATGATCCACACACCAGACCAGATCCTGACCTACCTGTCCGACCGTGCCCGCGCCCTCGGCGTCACCGGGGAGGCAAGCGATGAGTGACCTCGAGATCACCAGGCGTCCCTCGCCGGTTGGCGTCCTGATTTGGCCGCCACGCTTCATTATCTGCCGTGCCGCCAATCGGCCCGCGCTCATCGTACTCAACCGTTACCCGGGGCAGGTGATCGGCTTCGGTCTGCGGACGCCGAAGGCGGATACGCTCCCAGGTCACCCATACCTCAGCATCGTCTGGGCGCGCCCGTCTCGCTGGTGGGCCGACCGATGAACCTTCGCGACGAACTGGGTGTCCGCACATCCCTCCTAAGGGGGAACCGGCGATGATCCACACCTGCGAGAAGCACCAGCCTGGGCGCACCTGCTACATCGCCCACAAGTGCCGCTGCGACGGATGCCGTACCGACGCTACAGCGTGGACGCGACGGTGGAAGTGGCGCCAGCAGCACGGCGGCTCGATCATGGTGCCGGCCGACATGATCCGCCGCCACCTGGAGCGCCTCGAAGCCTCTGGCATGACGATCGCGCAGATCTCGCGCCTGTCCGGTGTAGACCGATCCATCCTCACGCGAGCCAAGCATGGCGAAGTCCAATCGGTCATGCGTCGCAACGCCGAGGCCATCGCCAGGATCAAGCCCGGCGCAGAGGATGGCGACGCCCGCGTGTCGAGCCTCGGCGTCACCCGCCGCCTGCAGTCCCTCGCCGCGATCGGCTGGTCCGCCGAGGACCTGGCTCCCGAGCTCGGATTCACTGCGGTACGCGTCCGCGCCTTGCGGTCCGGACGGCGCCCGGCCGTGCACGCCGCCACCCACCGCCACGTGAACGAGGTGTGGGAGCGGCTGGCGATGCAGCCGCGTCCCGGCGTCCGCATGCGAGCCCTGGCTGAGCGGGGCGGCTGGCCGCCGCCGCTGGCGTGGGACGACATCGACGATCCGGACGAGCACCCCGCCGGGTGGCGTCCGGACGCCCAGGTGGCCAGGCCCAACGGGTCGACCGCCGAGAATGTCCGCTTCCTGTCCGAACTCGGGGAGTCGGACGAAGCCATCGCCCACCGGCTGGGCATCGACGTACAAAGCGTCCAGAGGGCGCGACTGAGGGAGGCAGCATGAACAAGCCAAACGTGAGCATCACCGTCGCGATCCCGGAATCCGAGATCCTGACGTCGAACCAGCGATTGAACAAGTACACGGCGTGGCGCCAGATCAGCGCAATCCGAGAAAACTCTTTTCTCGCGTGGAGGCTCGCAGGCAGCCCACGAATGAAGTACGCCCGATGCGTCGCCTACCTGTCCTACCCCAACAACCGGAAGCGTGACGTCAGCAACCTCATGCCGACGATCAAGGCGGCCATTGACGGCTTCGTCTCCGGCCCTGGCGCACTCAAGGGCCGCGGCGGCTACCTGCTTCCGGATGACGATGACGCCCACCTGATCGGTCCAGACCTGCGCCACACCGACGGCGACATCACGCCCGGATTCCTGACCATCACTTTCGACTTCTTCGAGCTCCAGGAGGATCGCGATGCGGCCGCCGCCGAGTACACCGCCGATGAGATCGCCGCAGCCGAGCGCGCCTACCGCGCTGCGGGCGGATCGGACGACTTCGGCCGCCTGGGCACGGACGATCAGGGGTACTGGCTTCTCATCGCGCGCGCGGCCCTCGGGGGAGAGTCGTGAGCTTCAGAGCCCGATACGAAGGCGTGTGCGCTGACTGCGACGAGCCGATCCAGGTGGGTCAGCTCATCCGCACAGAAGGCGACGAGTACGTGCATGTGCGGTGCGCTCCGGCCCGCGAGCTGGGCGAGGTGTGCCCGTCCTGCTGGCTGGAGAAAAGCGTCACCGGCACATGCGGATGCGAGGAGCCGTGAGTCTGCGCGACTATTACGCCGACGAGGAACTTTTCATTGCACGGACCTGTGGCCGCGACGACGGCACAGGCCCGTGCGATGAGGTCCTGGTCGGTGACGACAGGTGCCCATATCACGACGAAAATGGGGAGGTGGAATAGGTGCCAAGAATCCGCACTATCAAGCCGGAGTTTTGGGATTCGCCATCGACTGCGAAGGCTGGCCCGTGGGCTCGTTTGCTCTACATCGCGATGTGGAATTGGGCCGACGACCACGGCCGCGGGACGGCGAACTTGAAGGAGTTGGAGGGGTTCGCGTTCCCCAACGACGACTCCTTCACGGTGCGCTCCGGAGGGTGTAGCGGAAATACCGTGACATGTGACGGTACATCCGCACACTTCCGCGACGTTGTGGCGGAAGTTGCTGAGTGCTTCGACGTGGTGTTCTACGAGGTCGATGGGCGTCCATACTATGAGATTCAGGGGTGGGACAAGCACCAGCGCAACGAACGCCGCGCGAAAGAGTCCAGATACCCCGAACCCCCTAGTCAGACCGGGAGTAGCGGAAATACCGTGCATATCCGCCGCAGTGCGGCGGAAACACCGCGCACTTCCGAGCCTGGAACAGGGGAACAGGGGAACAGGGGAACAGGGGAACAGGGGAACAGTGAAGACGACTCCTCCGGAGTCGTGTCGCCGATCCGGGACGACGTCGCCGCGATCCTCGACCACCTCGACCAACGCATCGCAGCGAACGGGGCTCGCATCCCGACTCGCAGCAAAGCGAACGTCGACGCCGCCCGCCTGCTCCTCGACGCCGACGGCCAGCCGGCCGCCGAGGTCCACGACGTCATCGACTGGGCTACGCGGGACGACTTCTGGGCGCCGAACATTCTTTCGGCCAAAAAACTCCGAGCCAAGTACGACCAGCTCAAAATGCAGCGGCAACGCAAGAATGGCCGCCGCCAATCACAAACCGACGACCTATTCGCCGAATCGGCTCGGCGAATGGGCGTCCGGTATGACCCGGAGAATCCTTTCTCCGACCCGCGGCAAGACATCATCGAAGGAGAAATCGCGTGACACTCGAAGAGGTCGTGAAACTCTGCCGGCTGGTCAAAGCGTTATGCCCGTCGCAGCAGCTCGACCGGTACACGCCCGACGCCTGGGCGCTCACGCTGGGGCACCTCGACTACGACGACGCGAAGACGGCCGTTGCGAAGCTCGCAGCGACCGAGACTGAGCCGGGCAAGGCTCGCTACATCGAACCCGGGCACATCATCGGCGGCGTCCGACGCATCCGGGATGCTCGGCTGACCCGGATGCCCGACCCGCCAATCGAGGTGCGGGATGACGCGAGAGCTTTTCTGGCGTGGGAGCGACGTACCCGCGACGAAATCGCATCCGGCCGTCGTCCGGCCCCCGTCGAGGTCGAATGGAGCCCGGCCGGAGCGGAGCGCATCCGGGAGCTGCTGGCCGCCGCCACACCGAAGTGCAACGAGGAGGATGACGCATGACCGACACCGGACTCGACGCGAGGAGCGCCGCATGAAGCCCTACTACGAAGACGACCTCGTCACGCTCTACCACGGGGACTGCCTGGAGGTGATGGCGAGTTTGGTGAGTGTCGATCACGTCATCACTGACCCGCCCTATTCCGAACATGTCCACGGATCAGCACGGCGTCGAAAAATCACCTACCGCGACCGGGGTGCTCGGTATGGCGCCGACACCAGGAGGAAGGTTGACCTCGGGTTCAGACACCTCACGCCAGGGCTACGCGCTGCGTGTGCATCCGAGTTTGCGCGCCTGGCCTCGAGGTGGGTGCTCGCATTCAGCGACACCGAGTCGTCGCACTTGTGGCGTGAGGACCTTGAGGAAGCGGGGTTGGACTATGTGCGAACCGGGGCGTGGATCAAGGTCGGGAGCACGCCCCAGTTCAGCGGAGACCGCCCTGCCGCTGGGTTTGAGGCCATCACGATCTGTCACCCCAAGGGGCGCAAGCATTGGAATGGTGGCGGAAAGCATGCCGTCTGGTCGGTGCCTATCGTCCTTGACAGGGGCGGCAAAGGGGAGCGGCTGCACACAACACAGAAGCCGATGCAACTCATGTCGGCTTTGGTTGACTTGTTCACAGACCCAGCCGAGACGGTTCTCGATCCATTCTCGGGAAGCGGAACAACGCTGGTAGCGGCTAAGTCGCTCGGTCGCAAGGCTATCGGCGTCGAGCTGGAGGAGCGCTACGCGGAGATTGCGGCGCGCCGCCTCGCGCAGGGCGTCCTGGACTTCGGAGGTGCCGAGTGACCGACACCGAGGTCGAATGGAGCCCGGCCGGAGCGGAGCGCATCCGGGAGCTGCTGGCCGCCGCCACACCGAAGTGCAACGAGGAGGACCGATGAACGACGAGACACCCACCCCGGTCGACCTGGACTATCTCAGCGACCGCGCCAAGGCGTACGTGCTGGGCCTGGAGGCGACGAACCGCCGCCTCCGCGAGCAGCGAGACGAGCTGCGAGCCAAGCTCGCCGGTGAACTCAAGCCAGACGAGAGATACCTGAAGGCCGCCTACCGCGATGGCTGGAGGGCCTGCGCCGCGAAGATCCAGGAGGACGCGTTTACCTTGCGCCGCGACCTGGACGCCGTGATCGACGGCACCGCCCGCGCCTACTGCGCCACCCCGAAGTACGACGAGGAGCACCGATGAAGATCACCCAACAGGCCGCCGACGCTAAGGCCGGGATGACGCTCGACGAGGCAGCCCGCATCATCCAGCAGGCCATGCGCAACGGGATGCCGGGAGGCGCCCGCGTCGGCGCCTATGTCGGCTTCCGGGGCCAGATCAAGGAACTGTGGATCGGGGAGTGAGGGCCAACAGCCCCGCTTTTCCAAATCCGCTCGACACAGACAGGCAAATCTGGACCGATCTACCCTCCCGGGCACTCGGACCTACCCCCAACCCACATCACCCCAAAAACCACGACAAGGAGTAAGCAATGAACGCCGACGAGCGAGAGACCGTCATCGTCCTCAACGATGGCAACGACGAGGTCCGCATCTGGACCTGCCGCCGCCCCGACATCACCGCCATGGACCGCAAGGACGCCTTCACGTGCGCCGAGCGCGGCCGCTACGACGACGGCACCGAGTGGGCCACCTACACGATCCCGCGGCCCCGTTTCAGCATCGCCCGGGCCGCACGAGGCCAGCGCGTCCTGACCGACGAGCAGCGCGCCGCGATGGCCGAGCGAGCGCGCCGGGCATTCGGCCACCAGGACCCCGAGGAGGTGGGGCTGTGATGCTGGACGGCACGGACGAGTGGATGGCTAAGCACGGCGACGACCTGGTCTCCGGGAGCGATGCGGCAGACATTCTGGGCGTGAAGCACGGCACCCTGCACGTGTGGACCCACCGCGGCAAGATCGCCGTGGATTCCTACGCGCGTGATTCTTTTGGTCAGCAGTGCGCCATGTACCGCCTCAGCGACGTTCTCGACCTCCACGACGTAATCCAGAAGAGGGGGCGCAAGCACCGATGAAGCACAAGCGAGTCATCCACCCGGACGAAGAAGGCAACCGTCAGCGCATCTGGCGGTGGCTGCTCGCCAACGGCTGCCGCGACGTCGTAGCGCTGGAGCCGGTGACCATCCACTACACGAAGCGCGGCAAAATCATCGAATACCAGGCCCTCTGCCGACAAGGGCGCCTCGATGACATCCGGCTGAAGAAGGGCTTACCCGTCACCAAGCGGAAGCGCATGTGGCTGCGCTACGAGCTGTCGGAGGTGGAATGAATATTATTCCAAGCCCATCTGGGCATGTGCTGGTTTGCAGCTCATGCCATCGCGGAGTGTGGCTCGACGATCTCGACAATCCGGAATCGTGGCATCACCGCTGCGAAACGCCTGCGGCTCACATCGCCGGAATGCTCACGTTCCTGGCCGCCTACCTGATCGTTCTCACATTGGGAGTCGCCGCATGTCTCTGGTCGACAATCTGACCCTCGCAGTCCGGATCGACGAAGTCCACCGCATCTTCCGCAGGTCGCAAATCCTGCGCGCGTTCGCGTGGCTCGCGCTGCCGCTGGCGCTGCTCGCGTTCCTGGTGGGCGAAGTCGTCGCCGTCGTCCGGTCGGCCTGGTGGGTGGCGAGGACGGTGCCGGCCCTTGTGCGACTGCTGGCTGTCGTGGCGATCGTCGGGTGGGTGCGGAGGGACGTGTGGCTCGCTGCCGCCCCGTCGGTCGTCCTCGTGCTGCTGCTGTTATGGCCGAGGGTCGGGCCTTCGTCGTGGCGCGAAGTGTTCGTCCAGGCGCGAGTGTGGCGGATGCGGCGTGTCTGGCGGCGTGTCTGCCGATCTGCCGGACTAGGATGGTCGGCGTCCTCTCCGCTCCGCATCCGAGCCGCCGACCAGGTCCCCCGTGTGATCGAAGCTTCCGCCGTCAACGCAGGCCGATCCGTCCGCTTCATGCTCGACCTTCCACCCGGCCAGACGGTGGCCGACCTCACCAAGCAAGCCGCCCGAGTAGCGTCCGCCTACCGGGCACAGTCGGCCACCTTCACCGAAGCCCAGCCGGGACGCGCCATCCTCACCCTCGCCATGGACACGGCTGCACGTCAAGCCATCGCCCAAGTGCCTGACCAGTGGCCAGAGACGATCGCCATCGGGCAGACAGCATCCGACGACCCGTGGCGCATCTCGACGGCGCTGCACCTGCTGGTCGCTGGCGTGACCGGCGCCGGCAAAGGCTCGATCATGTGGTCGGGCGTGAAAGCGCTGGCCCCGGAAATCGCGTCTGGACGGCTGCGGGCGTACGGCGTAGACATGAAGGGCGGAATGGAACTCGAGATTGGTGCAGGGCTGTTCACTGAGCTCGCCACCGATGAAACCCAGGCCGTAGACATGCTGGAAACTTTGGCAAGGCAAATGCAGGCGCGAGCCAAGAAAATGGCCGGAAAGTCGCGCAAACATGTGCCAACTGTTGACGATCCGGCGGTCCTTATCGTGATCGACGAGATGGCTTACCTGACTGCCTATGTGCGCGATCGCACCATCAGGCAGCGGATCGACTCAGCATTGCAAGTCCTGCTGAGCCAAGGCCGCGCACCCGGTTTTGTGGTGTGGGGATTCTTGCAAGACCCATCTAAGGAAGTGTTGGGGTCGCGCCAGTTGTGGCCGCAACGCATCGCTCTACGAATGGAGGAACCAACACAAATGACGATGGTGCTTGGTGATGGTGCCCGAGGTGAGGTGCAGGACATTCCGACGTCCGAACCTGGCACTGGATATTTCCGTAACGCTGAGACGCGGGAGCTTGTGCGGGCGCGTGCAGACTGGGTGTCGGATGCCGAGGTGCGCAAGATCGCCGCCCGTTTCCCGGCCCCACCTGTCCAGGCAAAGTCGCGCATGGTGGGAGAGCAGCGGGTGTACTTCATCCGCAACGCCGGAACCGGGCAGATCAAGATCGGTATTGCTGTCGACCCGAACCACCGGATCAAGACGCTGCAAACTGGAAGCGCGGACCGCCTCGAACTGTTGGGCACGATGCCGGGCGGCAGGGAACTCGAGTCCGAACTGCACGACCGGTTCGCAGAAACGAGGGTCGGCGGAGAATGGTTCGATCCGTCCGACGAACTGGCCGACTACATCGAGGAGCATGCCGCGTGATCGCGACGAGTGAAGCACTGGCCGCCATCCCCGACCTGGCAGAAGAGGCCGAGCAGACCCGAGGGACGCGGCCGATCAGCATCGACGGGGAGCGACGACGAGCAACACCAGGCTCGAGATGCCTGGCTGACCTGGACCGCATGCTCGCCCTCGACGGCAACCCTGACGGCGACGGCATCGGCGTCATCTCGGGGTGGGTGCGGCACATCATCGTCGAGCAGGAAGAGGCGGGCCTCGACCCGCAGTGGCCGGCCGACGACCTGGCCGAGTGCTGCGCATGGATCGCGTCCCGTCTCGACTGGTGTGCCGGTCGCGGATGGGACGAGCAGATGGCCGACGACATCCGCCGCCTCCACTCGACGCTGTCCCGGATCACCCGACACCACAGCAAGAAGCCGTGGGCATGCCTCACCGAGGGATGCCCTGGCACGATGCGGCTGCAAGGAATGATGCTGGTGTGCCAGTTGGGGCATGAGCATCCCGGCCTGGATGCGTGGCGGAATCATCCGCCGATGCCGATGCCCGAGGTGGTGGAGAAGCTGGGCATTCCGAAGCAGACGCTGAGTCGGATGGTCGCGTCCGGCATTGTGCGCCTCGCATCTGAGCGTGGGAAGAATCCGGTCTACGTGTGGCCGTGGGACTGCATCAAGGCGCGATGGCCGGAGGCGGCGTCGCAGGTCGATGACGGGAAGGATGTCGCGTAAGTGGATGCGACACACGTCCTCTTGCGTCTTGCGCATAACCCGTAGTCGTGTAACATATCCCACGAGGGGTGTTTACGACACCCTGAAACAGCTTCAACAAAGCCCCCCACTCCATCCGAGTGGGGGGCTTTGCTATGCCCGAACGGAGACAAAGATGGGGACTCTGCTGCGATGGCTCACTGACTGGATGCTCGACCAAACCATCAGGAAGAAGCGCCGCAAGTGAGCACGACCGAGAAGTGGGTTCGCTACTCGGCCGACGTCGAAACGCTGACCGAAGCGTGGGGTGTGGTGATGGATCACCTCGACGAGTTCGGCGGCCTACCCTCCATCGAAATCAAACCCGTCTATCGGGTAGACGAAGACGATGGCTTCCCGTTCTCCCACTTTGATGTGGTGATCGCGGGTGTGCAGTGAGCACGGATTGGTATTGCACGGCGTGTGGTGACCTGATGCGCTGGGTCAAAGGCAAGGGCTACCAATGCCGCAGGTGCGATGGATAACCCGCGCCGAACCAACGGACACCGCCGCAACCTACTCCGCGCCCGCGTCCTCAACGAAGAGAACGTGTGCGGAATCTGCGGCGAGCCAGTCGACAAGACACTGACCATGGCATGGGGCCAACACTCGACACGATGCACCAACGAAACATGCCCCGGATGCGTCCCCCACCCAATGAGAGCAGAAGTAGACGAGATCATCCCCGTGTCGCGCGGCGGAAACCCATACGACCGGACAAACTGCCGACTCGCGCACCGCATCTGCAACCAGAAGCGCGGCGCCGGCGACCCGAAGCCAGAACCGATCAGGCGCGAGAGCTTCCCGATCACCGTCGAATGGTGACCCCAGGGGAGGACCCCCCGACGGTCGCGGACGGCCAT